GCTCGGCATCCCCGTGGAGCAGCTGACGCCGCGCCGGGCAGGGGATCCGCCTATCACCACCGTCACCACTGCCCAGCCCCTGGCGCTGACCGGGCCGGCGGCGCCTGCCCCGCGCCCTGTGCTGGTGTTCAACGTCCTCGAGGATGGCGGCGTGGAGCTGGAGCTGCGCCGGGTCCGCCTGCCTCTCGAGGAAGGCTCTGCCCTCCTGAGGATGCTGCTGGACGCCGGGGTGGTGTTGCGTAAGCCGGCGTAAATAGTTGTTCACTCTCATCCACATTTGGTGATAGCCTGGAGGGTGGCGCAATAAAGGAGGCGCCACCCATGTCATCTCGACCGTCTACCCTCAACACTGTCCGCTCGCACGAGCGGCTGACGTTCTATCTGCCGCACTGGCTCAATCGCGAGGTCAGGCTGGCTGCCGACAAGGCGGGCCAGCCGGTTTCCACCTTCATCACCCGCGCGCTGGAAACTGTCCTCGGCAAGACCGGCCCGACCAAGCGCGAGGCGAGCCGGTGAGCGATCTCACCGAGGACGAGTTGCGCAAGGCCGTTCTCAAGATCGATCTGCTGCTGAAGCGCCGGCAGGCGTTCTGGGAAAGTCCGCGCAATCTGGCGCTGATCATCGCCGCGGTGGCCGCCATAGCCGGCGTGGTCGGGTTCAAGCTGGGCAACGCCCCCACCCGCATTGAAGTATCGCAGCCATTTCACGTTCAATTGGAGACCAGACAATGACCCCCCTCGTCCTCGCCTTCGCGCTCGCGCTGCAGGCGCAGTATGTGCCGCCGCCCTACACGCCCTACGTCCAGCCGAGCCCCTACGCGCCGCAGGCCTACCCGCGGAGCACGCTGCCCTCCTGGGCGCCACCTACGCTGCCCCCAGGCTCGCCTGGCATCATGATACCGATGCCGGGGGATCCACCCCCGCCACCAGCTCCGTGGAGGTCACGCTGATGGGCGCGCTCATTGCCATCGCTATCCTGCCGCTGATTGTCTACGGGCTAGCCCGCATGACGATGGCCGTGATCGAGCCGTGGGAGGAACGTCGCCGCCGCCGTCGCGGCTATTAGAATAGCCGATCGTCCCTAGGCTGATTGGCCGTCTGCCCCAACAGCCCCGTGAGGGGCCCATACCGAGCCTGCGTCACCGCCGCCTGCGAGGGAACTCGGGGCGGCGGTTGCGTTGGTATGGTGCCAGGCTGCGGCACGCGTTGTCCCAGCACTTCCATCGCACCGCGCAATCGCGCCAGGCGTGCGTTCTCCGCGGCGTTGCGCACCGCATAGGAGACGCCGACCTGTGCCGGCACGCCGAACAACATGCCGGCGACGCCGCCTGTGACGGCGGAGCCAATGCCTACCAAGCGGCTACCCTGCGCGCGCATCCATTCCGACACGAAGCCGGAATTGGCTGCCCTACGCAAACTGGCACGTTCCTCGTCGGTCCAGCCGCGCGTGTTGCGCTCATCGTTCAGGAATCCGTTGACGCGCGAGGCGAGCAGCGTGGCCCGGTTTGGGTTCCCCTCCGTCGAATCAATGATGCCCTGCACTTCGCGCAGGCGCGACACCGCAGCGTAGCTCTTGATGGAATCCTGAAACGCCTGGATCCCCTGTGGGCTGCCAGTGAACTGATTGGCGGGGACATTGCTGTAGCGGTCGCGGAAATCCTGCAGGATCTGCCGCAGCTGCCTGACTTGGTTCGGATCGCCGCCCGATCCGGACTCTTTGGAGATGGCGCCCTGAATCCGCTCATCGATCTGCTGGATGCTCTTGATGTTGTCCAGCGGCGCGTCAGCCGTGTTGCGCAGATCAGCGACCAGATTGGTGACCGAATTACCGCTAGGCGTCGCCGCCCTTGCTGCCGGAGTTAGATCCGCATGCGGATCGAGGCTGCCGACCCAGTCGTGGGTGAACTGCGGCGATAACTTGAAGTCCGATTGTTCAGCTGCCTGGATCTGCGGTTTGTAGACCCGCAAGGCATCGTCGGGCGTCCGGATCGGGATGCGCTCTGGCGGGTATGGCGAGGCGGCGGGGCCAGCAGGCGGCGGTGGTGGGGCTGGCGGTATGGTCACGTTGTCAGGTGGTGCAGCAGGACCGCCTACATTCACCTCTCGCCGCCCGGTCGCCTGGTTCATCCGATATTCGCGACCTGGGGCATAATCCTCTCCCGGCGCCACGGGTCGCCAGCTGGGCGGCGCCGCGCGCTGGACCGCGCCTGTCACTTGTCCAAGTGAAACCGGACCTGGGCCTGCGGGGCCTGGCGGGCCTGCGGGGCCTGGCGGCAGCTTGCGCTCCGGTAGGACGATCGGCGCGGCGACCGGCGGCATGGCGGTCTTCAGCACCGGCAGGATCTGCAGCGCGGCGTGCGCGTCTCTGGTGCGCTGCGGATCGCCGCCGCCGAGCAGCTCAGCGCCGGCAGCGAGGAAGCCCGAGCCAATCGCCGAGCCTTCCTTGCCGACGAAGTCAGCGGCATCTGCCGCCGGCCCGAAGACATTGCGACCGAGCCATCCCGTTTTGCCGATCGCGTCGCGCACCGCCGGCCCGACCACGGGAGGGGTATCCCGATACGTCTGGTTCATCTCGGTGCCGATGCGCTCCGCGGACTCACGCATCCGGCGCACGCCGTCATCCCACACCTCGCCGGCTGTCCGCGTGTCGGAGGGCACGCTGTGAAAGCTGGTCTCGAGGATCTTCGCCTTCGGCGGGCCGGGCGTCATGTCGGGGTAACGAGATCCGCCTGGGTCGGCGTAGGGCGACGTGGCGCCGGGTGGTCCGTAGCCGACCACGACAGAACCGGCGCCTGGGTCCAGATCCTCGTCTGCCATCACTGTTGCCCCTGGCTGGATTTACGCTTCCAGATCACGATGTTCCCGTTATTCATGTGGAACAGCGTGCCTGGCCTCACGTCGTTGTCCTGCGCCCATTTAATGCGGCGATCGACCCATTCCTTGCTGTTGTCTGTCCAATGCGAGGACAGCTCAGAATCTACGGTCGGCACGAACGACTTCGGCTGTTTGGCGTCTGCGGTATCAACGGCATCGCCGTAATTTTTACCGCGGCTCATCTCCTTCTGCACATCGGAGGCAAAACGCTGCTTGGCGCGAAACGCACGCTGCAGATAATCGACTGCGGCGGTGCGCGTGTCCTGATCCATCCATTCGGTCGGTCCCATGCGCTGGATGAAGTCGAGATCACGATCGGACAACGCGCCCATAGGCATGCCTTCACGGAGCGTGCGCGTGAGGTTGGTCATCGCGCCCTGCAGGAGCTGCACACCCGCTGTGTCCTCCACGGGGATGCCGGCTTGCTGCAGTTGCTCGGCGATCGAGTGGTTGGAACCTGGCCATTTCGTAGTCTGCAGCCAGTTCGGCTGCTTCACAGCGTCGGAGACGGAGCGGAAGCCCTCGAGCTGGGCGACGGAGTTGCGAGCGGCGAGTTGCTCGGTTTGCGCTGCCTCGAGGCCTTTTTGGTTGGCCTGGTTGAACACCGCTTCCTTGTTGGTGATGCGCTGCTGTTCACCCTCTGCCTGCTTCAGCCTCAGATCGGCCTCGAGCTTCTGCGCCGCCTGCTGGCGCTGCGATTCGCCGGTCTGCCAGGCGTCCCAGCGCTTCTGCCAGATCTCCTGCTGCTTGTTGCGCTCGTTCTGCTGCCAAGCGTCGCCTTCCTTAACCACCTCGGCGCGGGCGGCGGCGATCGCTGCGCTCCTCTTGTCCTGCGCGGCCTGGATCGCCTCGACCGTGGTGGCGCTCTGGATTGCGCGATTGTAGGGCTCGAGCTGCTCGGGGCTCAGCGGCTGGGCGATGCGGCTCTGGATGTCGGGCGGCAGCGGCTGGCGCTGATAGGCGTATGGCGCCGGTTCAGGCATCCCGCCTGGCGGCGGCGCGGTGACAGCTGGTGGTGTCGGCGTTGTCGCTGGCGTGGGCGCAGGCGGCGCCTGGGAGGTCGCCTGTGGCGTTGGCGCTGGCGGGGGTGTGGTCGTAGCCCCGTCGCCATAGGCCCCCACAGCGCCTCCCCAGCCTGGCTGTGCGGGTGGCTGCGCGAGCGTCGCCACGGCGCTGGACGGCCCGGCCTCCTGCCCGGTGCCGCGCACCAGAGGCGTCGCCTGGGCGAGCTGCACGCCGCCCAGGATGGCGTCTGCCGCGGCCTGCCCAGGCGGCTTGCCGGTGGACTGCAACTTGCCTGCCGGGAGCGGTGTGCCGGCGACAGCGGGAGGTGGGATCGGTGGCACTGGCAGCGTGGTGGTGCCGCCACCGAGTGCGGCGCCGATGCCGATCGGAGCGCCGCCTTTGCTGCCAGGCGGGCCTGGTGCCAGCTCTGGGTGTGCGACATCACCCATCGTCACGCCAGGCGGCGCTGTAGAGGCTGTGGAGCCTGCTGGCGGGGTTGTTGTGGGTGCGCCACCGGGAGCACTTGCCGGCGGCCTGACGGTCGCCAGCTGATACTTCCCCGCCTCGTCTTTCACCCAGTCCTTGGCGCCCTTCTGCCAGGGCTTGTTGCCGTATTTGTCCCAGATCGCACCGGCCACCTGATCCTGCACCGATTCCGGTGCGTCGCGCGCGGTGGCGTATTTCGACGGGTCGATGCCGGCGAGCTGCATCCCCTCGCGCCAGGTGCTGTTGACGATCTGATACTTGCCGCTCGCCGTGGCGCCGCGTTCGTAAGCGGTCGGATCCGCTTTCGCGACATAGTTCAGCGCGGTGGGATCGCCGCCCGATTCGCGCTGCGCGATAATCTTGAGCGCCGCGGCCTTGTCGTTCGGCAGATCGCCGCCGACCGCGCCGATCGACGTGCCAGGCGCGTTGCCACCGAGGGCGATCCTCCTGGCCTGGGCCAGTTGCTGCATCGACTGCAGGTTGGTCAGCAGCGGCACCGCTTCCTTGATCCGCGCGAGCTGCATCTCCTGTTGTTTCGTCTGATAATCTTGCGCTGCCGCGGCCTGCGCGGCGGACACTGCCTGGCGCTGTCCCAGCGCCTCGCCGGCAGCGCCCATGCCCTGGCCGATGATCGAGCCGAGAGTGTGCGGGCGATAGCTGTAGTCCGACGCCTCGAGCATACGCCGGCCCATGGCGCCCAGCGCAGCGATGCCGCCCGCTTCGCGCTCTGCTGTGGAGCCATACTGTTCGCCACCGCCCAGCGCCTCGCCGAGCAGCGACAACCAGCCGCGCCCTTCGTGCGACGAGGCTGACGGACCCTGTGGCAACGGCACGGGTTGCGGCTGCAGCGTCTGTTGCAGCAGTTGCCGGTAGGTTGCCTCGAGGTCAGCGGTGGGATCGGTTGCTGCGTCTGCCATAGCTAGAACCCCAACAAGCCCGTCGCGCCCTGCGAGCCGCCGCCTGGCATCAGCGCCTGCCGTCGCTTGGCCAGCATCTGCACCAGGGCATCGAGCGAGACGCCGCCGCCGCGCCCGCCGCCGATACCAGCGCCGCCACCGCCACCGCCTGGCATGATCGGACGCTGATCGGCGCCAGCAGCGCCCCCTCCCGCGGCCTTGCCGAGGCCGCCCAACGCATCGGACAGTTGCTTGTTGCTGGCGCTACCAAGCGCGGTGTTGCCGGTGGTAAACGGCTGCGATGCATTGAACGCGTCACTGGGCACCGCGCCGAAGCCGGTCATGCCAGGGTTCATCGCGCCGAGCGCCGCGCCGAAATCCATGCCGCCTGGCACGGATCCTGATGCGATCGGCACGCCGCCACCGCCACCGAACAATCGGGAGAGCCACAGCCCCGCGTCGCCGCCTGCCGATTCAAACATCAGTTGAGCTCCGGAATGTTAGTTGAGCGCACCGAGAATGCCTCCGGCCACAGCGCCGCCTGCCGCGCCCCACGGACCACCGAGCATGAAGCCGGTGCTGGCACCAGACGCCGCGCCGCCCAGCACGCTGCCTGCCGTATTCTTCCGCGCCGGGTCTGGCTGTGTCTTACCATAGGAGAACGTCGAGGAGCCGTAGGGCACAGCGCCGACCGCCGACAGCAGCATGTCGAGGTTTTGCACTGGCCAATCCTGCGCTTCGTAATGTTGCCCGAGCGCAGCGCTCAGTTCCGTCTGCTGTTGGTTCTGTTGCGCCGCCCCGATCGTCTGCAGCATCGACGCTTCCTTTTGCTTCTGCGCCTGCTCCTGCAGTGCCAGCGCCGGGAGCTGTGCCGTCGCGGTCATCCCGGTCTGCAAGTTCGTGTTGGCGATGTTGCCAGCTTCGGTGCCCGCGGCGTTGTAGCCGCCCTGCATCAGCTGCGCGAGCAGCCCCGACGCACCATAACCTTGCGCGCTGGCGGTCTTCGCCAGATCGAGCGACGTCGGCAGCGCTGTGCTCCAGCCCTTCTGCAACAGATCGCCGACCGTTTGTCCCGCACCGATCGCCTGCTGTGCTGTGGCGACGCCTTCCGCGACTCCTTGCCGAGATCCGCCGAAGGCGCCCACATTGTTGGCCTGGCCGGAGATCTGCTGCAGCGACTGCGCCAGCTGTTGGCGCCCGATCTGCATCGCCGGATCGATCACCGCCGCGGAGTAGGGCGACATGATATCCAGCGCGCCTTGGGTGACTTGTCCCGTCGTTGCCGGGCTCGCGGCTCCGAGGTAGTTACCCAGCAGGTCGCGTGTCGGGTCGACGACGTTTGACGTATAGCCGCCATACAGCTGACCCGACAGCTGGTTGATCTGGTCGGCAGTGATGGGGTGCGCCTGATCGAGCAGCCCGCCGTAGACGCCAGACGCGGTGGAGAACGCCGGGTTGGCGCCGCCCTGAAGATCGCGCACTTGCTGATAGGCCGCGTTGGTGTCAGCGCCCGGCGTGGCGACCACCTGACCGGTATAGGGGTCGAACGGGCGGTCACTGAGATTCCGCGCGGACATGACCGCCTGCTGCGACGCGTCATCGAGCCAGCCGGGAAGGGTGGTCTGCGAAAAGTTGTAACTTTGGCCGCCGCCTCCTCCGCCGCCGCCGCCTTTACCCCCGCCGCCCATAGCCAGCCTCCGTTGTCACTAGCGGCTTCCAGAAAGTGGGATGAAACTCACGCCACCCTGTCGGCGCTGCGACGCGCCCCCAGCCGCGACGACCGACCGCGGTCGCCACGGTGCAGCCCTGCTCGATCGCCCACGGGTTGATCTCGTGCTCGAGCGCGAGGCAGTGCTTCAGCTCGCCAAAGATGAGCCAGTAATGCACCGCCTTGAGCAGCGGAAAGTCATGGATCTCGGTGACGATCATGCCGTCACCATTACTCCACCATTGCGCACGGCCTTCCTTGATGAGCCCAGCGATGTCACCGACCGTGTGTGTCGGCCCGCCCCACTGGAGCGCGCGTTCCATGCGTGCGCGGCATTCCTCTGCGGTCATGTGCGTGGCACCACGGAGGTGTGCAGCGCTCCAGCTGTGTCGATCTCGATACGCCATGTGGAACCATCCGGCGCAATCAACGCCAGGAAATGGAACGCCGGCCCTTGCACACCGGCATCGGCCTTGCGGTTTATCGCCGCGGCAATGTCGTTCAGTCGCTGGTCGATCGAGCCGCTGGTGGGCGCGGTGAACGGCGCGGGCGGGTGGTATGGTCTCGGCATTAGCGGCGGCCTCCCTGCTTCACCTCGAGCCGCGGACGCCCGACCGCGAACGGCCCATCGGCGGTTGCCTCCATTCGCATGCGCGCGGTGCGCCCGCTGAACCGCATATCCATCAATCCGTTGTGGATGGCAGTGTATAGGCCGGTGTCAAATTCGTTCTCGTCGTAGGGCTGCTCGCGCACGAAGAACCGATACCCCAGCATGTCATCGAACGAGCACGCGGCATCGAACACCAGCTGCAGCACATGAAAGCGCCGGTCGCCTTCGCCGAGCACGATGGCGCCGCCTTCGGCATACACCTCGCCCACCGCCGCGCGGGGCGCGCCGTTGTCCGACCAGCCATACTCGTGTAGATACAGGCACCCACCGCCTGCGTCAGCCGGGCCGCCGATCACCGGATAGTCCATGGTTCCTGTCGGATCGCCGCAGGTTCTCTGCCGCACACCGATCGTCCAAGGCCGCTTCGGGTCGCCGTAATTGATCGCGATGTAGCGATTGCACTCGAGCGCGCCCTCGTCACACCAATCCCACCACAACTCGGAGAACGCCGGGTTGGGCGAACCGAATGTGCGCCCGACCATCTGTCGGTTGAGCAGCGAGAAGAACCAATCTCCGACGTCGCACGGCAGCGGCTGCACGTTGCCATTGTAAGCCCAGAAGCTTTGCAGTCCTGGCCAGGCGAGGAACGAACCGACACCGACCACACAGCGCGACGAGATCGGCCCGCAGCCAGAAGCAATTTGCACAATTCCGTAGGCGTAAGGAGCGCCTACATAGCTCATCTTGTGGCAATCATTCGCGGTGAAAATTAGAACCCCGTCGCTCACTTTGACCGCGGTCATCGCATAGCTTTGCGTCTGCAACAATTTGGCGCCGGCGAGGTTGGTGATATCCGGCGCCCACACGCTGGGGTTCTCCTGATCGCACCACGCGATGTTTCGCGGGTCGCCGCCAGCTCCGAGCAGAACAACGTGGCGCTGATCGGTCACGATCACGCCCCTATTCAGTGTCGGTGCATTAAGCACGATCGCGGGGAGTGTCGCGGGCGCGGTTGGGCTCCAGCGATACAGGTGCCCGTCCTGAGTCGGGACGACGAACAGGTCTTGCCCGAACGTGTCCAGGCTCCAGCGGTCGCCTTGCGTCGCGGCGATGTCCTGCGGCCCGATATCGGACGCATCTCGCGCGGTGCCGAAGGCCGTGGCGCCGTAGTTACCTAGGCCGAAGCCCACCTGGGCGCCTGGCGGATCCAATGGTCCCACGCCAGCTGGCGTAATGTCGTGCAGTTGCTGCAGATCGAAGCGGTAGGCGTAGAGATGCGTGTCGGTGCCAAACGCCGCCCAGCGCACGCCGGCATTGTCGTGCCAGGTCAGCAGATCGCGCGGCAGCGTCGCCACCCCGGTATTCGGCTGCATGATATTGCCGCCGATCGGCTGCAACTGGCCGCCGCGAAATCGGATATTATTGACATCCCACCACCGGCCAGGCGTCGCCTCAGGCGTGGCGTTGCGCACCACACCAGGCGGCGGGGCCTGTGGCATGCGTGGCATGGCTAGTGCGGCCCGCGTATCGGCGCGCTGAGTAGACGCTGGCGCAGCGGTGCGGCGGTCAGCAGCGCGCGCACCTCGGCCAGCTCCTGGCGGATCGCGGCGAGCTCGTCCACATCCTCGGCGAAGCCCTCGAGCGTCACTGCATCCGCGGTGACAGCGATACGCGTCGCTGCCTGGTTGCCGGCGTAGACAATCTTCGTGATGACGATGACCGGCGACAACACTGAGAACAACTGCCCGCCGCCACCGAGGGCGACGTTGTGCTGGTGGTTACCATCGGCATAGATGCTGTGCGCGTGGTCGCCGACCCATGTCGTGGTGTGCGCGTGGTTGCCGTCGTAGTAGATCTGGTGTTGGTGAAGGGCACTTTCCGTGCCGGTTTGAAAGCTGTGTCCGTGTGCGCCGGCTGGGTTGGTAGTCACGCCACCTTGCGTTCCCACCGCACCAGGAGAAGCAAACGAGCCGCCGCCCGAGGTCGCCCACGCGTTGACGCCGTGCGTGTGGTCGCCAACGGCATCGGTGTTGCCATAATGGACATGCGCCACTGTCTCGGTCGAGGTGTAGTCGCCGTGGCTGTGATTGCCCTGCAAATCGGTGGTGTGATAGTGCGCGCCGGCATTGAGTGTGCCGCCACCATGGCTGTGGTAGCCCTGCGTGTCGGTCACCAGGTTATAGTTCGGCAGGTTGGCCTGGGCGATGACGTTCCACACGTAGCCGAGCGTGGTGGCGAAGCTGAATGTGAACCCCCGCCCGCCCTGATCCGTCATGGTGCCAGGACCGACGCCAGCGCGGCCTGTGAGGTTAGGCAGCGCGAAGGTGGTGGAGCCATCGCCCGCGCCGAAGGCCACGCCGATAACGGCGAACAGCGCGCTGTATGTCGTGCGGCTGATCAGCCGGCCATCGGCGATCAGCCAGCCGCTCGGCGCCTGTGTCCCGGCATAGTCCAGTATTGCACCGATCGGTGTGGCCATGCCGACGAAGGTGTCGAGCGTGGTGGTATTGGCGTTTAGCTTGGCGCCCCACGTATCGCGACTCGCGCCAACCTCGGGCAGCGTGAGGCCGAGGTTTGGAGTGAATGCATCGGGCATCGGTGGCTCCTACCGCACGCCTGCTGGTGGCTTCTGCACGGTGGCATTGGCGACCGGCGTCTCGCCGTTGTCGTCGGCGAGCGAAACCATCCACGTCGCGCCTGGATCATAAGGGACGCCGATCATCCATCCCCCTATGCCGCGCGTCCGTAGCCAGCAGCGGTTGATGCGCCAGTAGTCGCGGCGCGTGCCGGTGGACAGGCCGATATGTGGCCGCGCCGGATTTGGCAACGCCACGTAGCCGTAGTGATATTTGCCATCGCACGGATACCATTGCGGGTTCGGGTGCGCGGCGTTGTCCATCTGACCAGCGAACGTCGGCATCACACTCTCCTTTCCACCGCGTAGATACGCGCCTCGAGAGCCTCGATGCGCTGTATGATCGGTGTGAGTTCGGCATCGACGAACGCCTTGGGTGTGGCGTCGAGCGGATCGACCGGCGCGGCAGCCGGCAGCTTCAGCGGCGTGGGTGCTGCTGGTTGCGGTGGCGGGTCGGGTGGATCCGGCACGCCACCATACGCCAGCCACGTCTCGTAATCCTGCCGATCGCGGTTCGCGGGATCGTCGGGGATGTGCGCGTTATCGGCACGCCGGAGGATCGTGGTAGCGATGCCGCCGGTCATCGGATCGAGAAGTTGCTGGTATTCTGCCATGGCGTCCTCAGAGGTCTGCCGATAGGTTCCAGCCGTCAGCCAGAATATACGCATCGCCAGGGGCAACTGTGGTGAAGGTAAGCGCGCCACTGTTATTGGTATATGTGAGGACTGAAACACTAGCGACGTTGCCGCGCGTTCCCGCTGTGTTAAGCGTGGCCGTTGGAGTAGCGCGCATCGGTGTCCAATAGGCAGGGGCAGTTACGGGGAATGCGCCGGTTAGAGTCATGCGCGACGAGGCCGTGACAGTCTGATAAAACCGTTGGCACTTCGCCACGTCCTGTTGCGGGTCGGGCTTCTCCAACGGCGTTGCGACCGGGCCGATCTCTAGCTGCACGCCCCAGAGCGAAATGTTGCCGCTCTGCACACCGACATTACCAAATACCGCGTTGTTGGTGGCACCAGATGAGAATGCGAGGGCTATGGATGTGTAATCGTTGCCATTGGTCCCGATGGTCTTACCAGCCGCAGTCGGAAGCGTGGTCGTCACGCTGTAGCGGGTCCATGTCGTGCTGATCGTAACCGATGCACCTGTTGCCAAAGCCCACCCAGCAGCCGATGGCGATCCTCCAGTGCCAAAGTTCTGCAGATAGTTGATGCCCAACTTCAGCCCCGCAGTCCCAGCGGCCCAGAACGATAGCGTGACGGTTTTGCCAGCCAACCGCCGCACGCTCTCAATCGGCTGTTGCAGCGAACTATACGCGCCAGCCGCTGCGTTACCGGTGAATGAATTTTGCCAAAACGTCATGACGGCTTCATCGCCTATCGCAGTCCTCACGGCATCGTTGGCCGCTGGTAAGGACGCACTTACCGTGTCACTGACCAGATAGATGGCCCAGCGGTCTGCCGTGTAGCTACTCGTTGTCGTCCACGGCCCCGCCCCACGCTGCCGCACATTGAACAGCGAGTTGTGCAGCAGGTTGCGACCGACGTTGCCAGGCCCCGAGACCGGCGCGGCGGCGACCGCAGCCCCGACGAAGGCGGTGGTTGCGAGCTGCTGCGAATTGTTCCCCACGGCGGGGTTCGGCGCGGTGTTCACGCCAGCCAGCGTCACCGGCCCAGTCATAGTGCCGCCAGCGATCGGCAGGAACGTCGTGCCGCTAGGCCCTAGCGCCGTATCGAGGATGTCGGCGTTCTGGTTTAAATGCGCTCCCCACTGCTCCGCGTCGGCGTCGTAGATGGGTTTGAATAAACCTAAGTTAGGCGTGGTCGTGTAGTCTGTGCCACTCATGTCATGCCGCCAGTGAGAAGGGACCAGGTGCCCAGGTGCCTGGGCTACAGACGTGCTGCTGATCGAACCCGCGCTCGAGCAGCACGCTGGTTGCGGTGAACGCGCGCATGGTGCCGTAGGCGAAGGTGCCGAAGCGACCGGTGCCGTAGGGACGGCTGGCCTTGTCGTAGGTGACTGCCAGGCCAGAGGCCGGAATGCGCGCGATGTCGTATTGAGCGATGGTCACCGCGGCAAGAGGTGTCAGCAATCCCAGCCGCGCGCCACCCACAGCGGTGTCCCAGATCTGCACGGTGTCGAGCGCCCCCCAGGGCTGCGCGGCGTGCTGCCATTGCAGGCTGGCGGTGTTGGCATAGGTGATGCCGTCCCCACACAGCGCCAGCGTGCAGGGCTGGCGGACGTAGCCGGCAGCGGTGACCTCAGTGCCGGCCACCGCGAGGCCCACGAAGCAAGCGAGCGGGAAGGTGAGGGTGCCCGGCATCAGGCGGCCCGCACTAGGAAGGAGACGTCATCACCTGACCAGACACCGAGCACGGCGGCGCTCTCGGCGGGATCGGTCGGCATCATGCCATACTGCGACGGGTCGAACACGAGAGTGCTATGATCGCTCGCGCTCCGGATGTGCATGTAATAGCGCGCTGGATCGCCGCGCGCCGGAACCTCGACCACCTGATCGGTGATGGGGTCCGTGTAGGTGTATGCAGCCATCCCTGGCCGCCCGACCCACACGACACTGGTATCTGGTGGATCATCGATTTCGCGAGGCTGCGCGACGATAACGCTGCCCTCAGCATCGCGTGGGTCACCAAGCATGTGACCCAGCAACGTATTCGTCTCAATTCCCAACTCGGCGCGCAATGCATCGAACCCCTCGAGGGCCAGCGCGAGGCCTGCCACGGGAAAGTTCAGCTGGTAGTCGAAGTATGTGGCGCTCATGTCGTCACCGATTGCAGTTCGCTGTTCGACAACACACGCGGCCAGTAGCGCGCACGACGCAGCCAGCCGCTCAGCGGCAGTATACCGCCGTAGCCACTTCCGAGCGTGAGCCTATTTATGCCGGGTGGTAATCCAGTTACCGCGGTGGTTTGCACAGTGCCACCATTGGCACACACCGCTGCTGTTGTGGCATTCCACGAGCAACCGAAGCCTGAGTAACTCCTGCCGGCCAGATTGAGGTTGCTATAACTGATTGCGCCAGTAGAAGCTGATGCCACGTTGATATTGAAATTAGGCTGGGAAAAGGTCGCGCTATTAAGAAATCCCATGAAGTCTATGCCATTAGCGCGATTGCTTGCTCCGTCGTCCAGCGCGAACAGACCGCTATTGTAAAAGTTCCCTGTCGCTATAATGCTTTCGTTAAGGAACTGGGCTACCATGGACCCTTGCGTGGCATTGAACCATGCGCCAGTCGGCATCCCGCACCAATCCTGCGCTCGCGTCACCGCAGCGGCAGTCGTTGGGATGTAGGATGTGGCGAAGGCGCCGGACTCAATCTGGGCGCCCCACAACAGCAATCCGTTGGACGCATTGCCTAAGTAGCTGGGACTGAAACCAGGGGTGGGTATATTACTAAGCGCTAACAGCAGACGACCAGTGGGTGTGTCGGCATGCGTAGCAGAAATCGAGCAACGATACCAACCATTGCCCACCGATTGAATACTGGCTCCGCCGATGGTTGCTCCACCATATGCGGTCAACGGGCCTGATATAACACCAGCCTGCACGTCGAATGTGGCATAACCACCGACTGTCCCCGATCCACTGTCGTCGAAAGAGACTTGCAGATATCGGACCTCTGCCGCCTTAGCATAAAGCGAAACCGTATACATGCCAGTGGCAGCCGTCGATACTGGGTTCTGTATTGTGTAATGCAACCCAGTCGTTGCAGTCTCCGCTATCCGTGCCACGGTAGCCGTGCCATCCGGTGCGCCGGGTTGACCCGCAGTGATCGTGGAACCACCACCAGCCCATGCCGCCCCAACAAGGTTAGCACTATACAATGCTACATTCGTCCGCTGATCTTCGACCAGCAGCCCGAGCGCCGCGTGCGTCACCGGATCGTAGTCGAAGCGCGGCGAGTTGGTTGCTGCCGTCTGCATCGTGCCGGCGGCGTTGAAATACGTCGCCGTGCTGGCACGCGCGAACGTCAGCATCGGATCGAGCGTCATCTTGGTGAAATCGAGATCGATCGTCGGTGCGCTGTTGTCTGTCACGGCTTGCAGTTCGCTGTTCGACAGCACGCGAGGCCAATAGCGCACGCGACGGATGTAGCCGGTAAGGCTCTCAGCGGTTATGCCGCTACCGCTTGCAAGAAAAGCAATACCTGACCCTGGCAACTGAGGATAACCATTTGGCAGGCTTCCCGAAGCGATGACTCCTGCGTTTAGGCATGTCTTAGCACTTCCTGGCGCCCAAGTTGACGCACCCTTGTTGACGATATTAGGAGCAAGGACATTATTGGCTGTCGCAAGGACCGCGCCATCGAACTGTGAGAGCGGCAGTCCTTGTAACCACAATGGAGCAACGCCGCCTGAGGCTGCCTGACAGACAACGCGCGCCGTCTTAACAGATATCGATGCAGGTGGTTCCAGACCGATGAACTCTGCAAACCATGAGCCACCAGGTGACACATACCAACCCATGTTCGCGCTAGGCATGGTGCAGTAATCCACGCTCCGCGTCACCGCAGCGGCAGTCGTTGGGATGTAGGATGTGGCGAAGGCGCCCTGTTCGATCTGGAAGCCATACATCCGAATGTTGGACGTGTTATCGCCATTGTAACTGATGCTCGCGCCATTCGCCATGAACAGGATTGTGCGCAATGTCGTCGTTGCGGCTGTCGTCACCGTGAACGCGAACCTGCCCCACCCGTTATTGATCGCCGAGTAGCTGAGTGATGCACCGCTCCAACCCGCTCCGATCGTAGTTATGCCTGTGACGATCGCGCCGGTTGCGGGGTTCACAAGGGCACTAATGCCATTCGCGCTGCCGTCGTCTATCTGAAATTGGAGATTGCGCGAGCCGACGCCTGCCTTGACGTAGACCGAGACCGCATAAGTGATGCTGGATGCGGCCTTGCTCAAACTTTGCACAATATAGTGCGGTATTCCTACTGAGCCACCTTCTTGCAAGACCGCCCCGGTTATACCGCCGTCCGGTGATTGCACCTGGTTTGCGGTAATCGATGCATCCGATGGAGTCCACGATGCAGCAAACTGTGATTGCAGGATCAGGTTCGTCCGCTGCTCCTCGATCAACAATCCACGCAACGCCAGCGTTACCGGATCGTAGTCGAAGCGCGCTGCGTTAGTCGCGGCGGTCTGCAGCGTGCCAGCGGCGTTGAAATACGTCGCGGTGCTAGCGCGGGTGAAGGTGAGGCGCGGATCGAGTGTCGGGCCACCGAACGAGATATCGAGCGATGGGCCGCCGATGCCGATGGCGCCTTGCGGCTGCCTCTGCACCATCTCCTGCGAGAAGAACCGGCACCAGCCGCGTGGCGAGACGGGGCCGATGATGCGGCCACAGGTGCCTTGCGGCATGAAGAAACGGCAGGCGCTGCAGCGCTCGCGCCCGCCTGCGTCGGTGTAGCGCGCAGCCTGCTTAGAGGAGCGGGTGAGGACGATGGTCAAAACACCACCGCCAACTCAGCACGGAACGGTGCGCCACTGTAATCGCTCTGCTGCTTCCAAAGATTGGCGCGCGTGATCGCCTGCTGCCATTGCGCGTCGGCTTGCGCTGCGCGGTCATCGTCTAATTCAAACAGCGCGCCGTATTTGAGGACGCCCCACAGGTAGACGCCATAGAGCGCCTCGAGCACGCTGTTGGTATCGGACGGCAGCAGCAGCGGCCTGGGTTTGGCGTAGTATCCCATCAGAACCTGCTGCGGGCTCCACAGCGGATCTGGTGGGTCGGGGATCCACGGATGCGGCAGGAACTCGATGCAATCATGCACCAGCCGGTAGGCGGTGGAGGGCGTCGTGATGCCAACCACCGCGCCGTCCTGCCAGGCGCTGCTATTGCTACCAGTCCAGTGGCCGCTCCACTCATCTTTGAGCTCAAGCAGCTGGCCGCTCTGCGCGTCGCGGATCGACTCCATGGTGGCGAAGTCGGTGGGCAGCGAGATGTAGGCCGCGTCGATCGCCTGGACGCCCGAGACCACCATGCAGCGTGCGCGCAGGGTCTCGGCGAGCTCCGTCTCCACCATGGCAACCCAGCCGGGGATGAGGCTGGCGATGTCCCTGCGGGCCAGCCAGCCGGCAACCTCATCCTGTAGCTGTTGGTAGGTCGGCACCGGCAGGCGTCACGGCTGCTGTGGATACTGCGTCTGCGGCGGATAGGGGTTCGCCTGACCCTGCCCTGGATATTGCGGCGGATACGGCAGCTGCGTCGATGGCGGATACTGCGGCGGACGCTGCGGCCCCTTTGCCTGTGGCGGCTGCTGCGGCTGTGCTGGCACGCCACCCTGCTGCCATGGCATGGGTGACGGCAGCATCTCCTCGGTCCCGGTCAGCAGGATCGGCTCCTGCTGCGAGGCGAGCAGATCCTCGCCCTGCGCCTTTGCGGCCTCGCCGGCTGCCATCGCCGCGCTGCGTAGCTCGACCGCGTTGGAGGCGTCGGGATACAGCCGCACCAGCAGCACCGGATCGATATCGGCGAACAGCACGGGATCCGGCACGGGCAGCGGTTCGACGACCGGTGGCGCGCCCTGCAGGCCAACGCCTGGCGTGGGCGGCTGCTGCGGTGCGGGCGTGTAGGGTGCGGAGGGGAGTGCCATGGTGGTTGCTCCTAGAGTTGCGAGCCGTCGTCGGTTCTAAAGACGCGATTGTCTCTGTCGTTCAGCCAGGCGTTCAGCGCCGCTTCGTCGCGGGTGATGCCGAGGCGCTGCAGCTGTCGCCAGATCACCAAGGGGATGCGCGCGACGTGGACGGTGTCGCGCCGCACCAACGGGTCGAAGGAGGCGGCGATCGCCTTCGCCGACTCCACGATCGGCTTGGTGTCCTGCGAATGAATGAACACGAGGCCGCCGTCCGGATCGGCCTCGATCTCGGTGTTGCGGCCCGTGACCGGGTCGTAGCGCTGATAGAGAGGGGCACTCATGCGTTGCCCCTTGATGCGCGGATATCTATAAGCGGGACGTGACGGCGCGTGTCAGGCGCCGTCCACGCAGATGCAACATGAGCAAAAGCGCGGCGACCATGGAGGAATGGCTGATCCGCCGACGGCGATAGCGACGTAACCGTCACTGATCGAGGCGACAGAGAGGCCGGCACACACCGGCCTTTCTTTTTGCCCAGGGCTACCACCTCAGGTGTATCCAAACCAAGATATAGTGCAGTCACTGGTTGAGGTCGGCAATCCAAGCATGCGCTTTAGGTGCAGTAGGGCGAAGTGTTCCCTCGAAAAGGACGCCTCCCTGAGAATTATCGCCCGTTTGCGCGTATCTCTGCTCCACTATATCGCGCTCTGGTAGTGGAGCCAACTCGACGTAGTCTGTAGATACAAGAAGGATCTGATGCGCCGGGCAGAAGCGATCGGGCGCTAGCTGGATGGTGCCGAAGTTGGTGCGGTAGACATCGACGGCGCCCATGATGGTGACCGACTCTGCCGACGTGACGTTCTGGATGTTCTGCGCCACCACAGCGTTGCCGACACCACCCTGCGACAGCGTCGCGAAATACGCTTTGACGTTCCCGCTCATGATTCCCAATGTCGGCTTGCCACCGGCCTGCCAGCATTGCTGTGTGGCGGCGTCGACCATGGCCAACGTGAGATCGCGGAGCGTGCCTGCCGTGCCGGCATTGGAGCCGTCGCCCACCGGCATCGCGCCTGCGCCTGCGCCGCGCGAGCCATTGACGCAGTAGCAGGGCAGTCCAGACATATGTCTGGGATCGGTGATCGTGCGCACCAGCGGCGAGGTGATGGCGAGCTCGAGATCGCGCTTGATCTCCATCCCACGCAGCACGAGCTGGCGATTAAACTCGTCCTCACCGCCGACCACATCGACGACGCGCAGGGTGTTCGACACACCCACGGTGCGAGCGAGGATCTGGCAGACGTTGTTGAGCCGCACCGGCTTTAGCACCGCCTGCATTACCGCAGTAAAGCCCTCGGGCTGGGCGTTATCGGCGGCGCTATTGAGCTCTTGGACGACCCACTCGGTAAGAACCTGACTTGCGCCGACGCGAGAGCACGCGGATACCAGCGGCGTCTCGTCTGGGTCGATGCGGTAAATGATATCGGCGAGGTCTTCCTTCACGCCGACAGCGGCAGTCTCGAGATAGGTGCTTGCGGGCGCAGCGCCCTGTGCGCCAAGTGCCATGGCACTCTCCATTGCATGGCAAGCAGCGCGCTTTGCGCGTGCCTACCGGTGAAACCGAATTGTCTGGTTTCGCAATGGAGTGGCGGTGGCTCATTCGGGTGGGTGCTACGCACTCCCGAGAAGCCTGCAGTCAGTCCAGCGACGGCACGTCACGCGCAACGGTGGGTGCAAGCACTCCGGAGCGCGTCGGGACGGGAGCCTATGACCTCGTAGGTGCGATTGTAAATACCCTACCGCTCGTTAGCCCGGCGGGCGGCGAGGAGGGCCGCTCCGGTGCGGAAGTTCGGACGGTTGTCGAATGCGGTGGCTGCCTCCTGCACGCGCGCGGTCGGAGCCGGCGGCGGTGGTGCGCCTCGAGGTGGAGCGGCGAGACGCTGCGGCGGCGCAGTGGTGCGAGCGCCCTCCACCCAGTGGTCATAGGCTCTGGCTTTCATCATCAATTTCAAATGCCGCGGATCCGCCAGGCCGCGCAGCTCATCGCGGCTGAAACCGCCCTTCGTGGTCGCCCACTCGACGATCTGATTTTGTGCCTCGAGGCGCTGCTGCGGGTCGCGCCAGAACGGATACTCCGCGGCGAGCTGCTCGTTGGCCTGGGCCACCTGTTGGGCGACCGCCCGCTCGTGCGCCTGCTGCTGCAGCGTGGTCAGCGAGCCGAGGCGCTGCTGCTCGGCCACCGCGGCGTCATAGGCCGCGCGTTGCTGGACGTAGGCGGTCGGATCAGTGTGCGCGAGCGCGGGATCCGGCAGCTGCACCGCGTCGGCCCGCTGCAGCATCTCGCCGAGGCGTTGCAGTTCCGGTTGGATATACGGCAGGACGGTCGCCAAGGCCTGCTGCTGGGCCTGCAGCTGCTGGCGCTCCTGAGCAAGCTGCTGCGTCTTCTGGGTGTAGTCCGCGCTCTTCCGCTGGGCGAACGCCCGCACCTCCTCGAGCGAACGCAGGCGCTGCCCTTCGATCTCGATCTCGGGGAAGGCGCCATCCGGCGCTGCCGGCGCAGGCGCTGCCGGGGCGTCACCTGGCGCGCCGTCCGGAGGGGCCACGCCAGGCACCCCCAGAGCCTTCTCCATGGCACTGAGGCCGGTCTCGGCACGTCGTGGGGGTGTGGCCGCAGGCGCCTCTGCGGGCTTCTGAGCGGCCTCGCGGACTAGCTCATTGGCGCTGGGCTTGCGCTCGGGCGCGCCGGGCGCGGCTGGCTGCTCGCCATTGGCCTGGCGCTGCTGACGCAGCAGCCTGCCGGCCTCAGAGACGGAGATCGGCGGCTGGGAGGAGGGTGCAGGCGAGAATGTGCCGGCGTCGGACGGCGGCGCGGCTGGAGGCGCAGCCGGGGCTACCGGCGCGCCAACGGACTCGGACACGGGGAGGCCTTAGCAGGCGAAGGCTATGGCTGCGGGGAGGGGGCCGGAAACGGCCCCGAGTAGCGAACCGAACTGGGCCGGTTCGGTTCAGATCACAGGAAGTGCGCCTGTGGCGTCAGTGGGTTAGTCGTCGCTCCGGAAGATGGCCGGAAGCATCGCCTCGTGCTCGTGGGTCCAGGCCTCGTCTGGCCGTCCCGCATTGGCGATGTCGACGTAGTTCTCGCGGGTCAGCGGGATGTTGGCCTTCACCATCATCTCAAGGATTGGGTGTGAACCAATCAGGCGCTGGTATTCGTCTGGGCGCATCGCCTGTAGACGTGATGCCACGTCTGGCTCCGATGGCGTCCCTGGCTGCTGCGGCATCTGGCGAACTGCTCCAAAGATTACGGAAGAAATCGGCCTGGGGGAGGCCCTCGGTTTTGCCCCGCTTAAATGCGGCGGGGAACAGGCCCCGCGCGCCTTCCCATGTAATGCTCTGCACCTCCCGGGGCAAGAGATTCAACCCTGGCGTTTGGGCGTTCAACTCGTCGGCTAGCTGCCTGGTGGCGTCGGCATAGACGCCATAGAGGCCAGACGAGCCGGTCTGGTTGGTATTGGGTGGCCCTGACATGCCGTGCTCCACCACCTGATCCGAGATGCCGATCGGCAGGAGGTGCGAAGCGGCGATCTGGTGGGTGTCCACCGTGACGTCGCCATGGGGGGCATTTGGGCTGATGATGTTGTTATTAAACGAGCGGATCTTGTGCGCGTCGCCGAGTTGGATCGAGATGTTGGAGCGCGATGGGTCGCGCAGGATCTTGTTGGCTGCCGCGATATTGTCCAACGACTGCCATCCGAGGCTGGTCGGCGTCACTTTGTCAGCCAAGGTGGCCCGGCCCAACTCGTAACCCTGTGGATGGATCATATTGTAGTAGCCATTTTCCGGATTGGCAGCCGTTGCCGCCTCATCGTGGCTACGGATGAAGAGCGCCTTCTGCATATCGCTCATGTCGGCGTATTTGGTGCCCGCCATGCCGTCGTATTGGCTCTGCAGCGCAGCCTGGGTCGCCGGCTTCTTTTGCCCATCGATATAGCTCTGGATCAGCGGATGCTGCGCATCGGCCAACACGCTGTCGCCTTGATTGGCATGGATGTCGAGCATGCGCTTGGTCATCGCGACGTTCTGATACCAATCAGTGCCTGGGCTAAGCCGCGCCGTCATGCCAGTGACCGCCTCATGCGGGACGCCATACTGATCCGCCAACTCGCCGGTCAGCTTGTGCGCGCCGTCATACCAGCCCGCGGCCTGGCGGCGCACTTCGGGATCCATGTTGTCGTAGATCCAGCGCAGGTTGTCCTTGAAATGGGCGATGGCGGCCTCGATGGTCGCCTGGTTGTCCATCCCCGGCTGTGCGCCGAGCACATCGGGATAGCCCTGCAGCTTGGCGGCTACCTTGCCCTCGACGTTGGTGCCGAGGATGCTGTCGCTGCCGATCTGCAGATCGTTGCCGGCATGGATGGCTGCGGCGTCGGTGCCTTTGGCCGTCGGGATGCGGGTGGAGACGCGGGAATTAACGCCTGGCACCTCGCCTGGCGCTGTGGTGCCGAACAGTAAGCTTTGCGCTGTCTGGTTCGCGGCATCGACCACGCCTGCGCCGGTCGGGTGGCCGCCCTCGAGCAGGCCTGGGCCTGTCCACAGCCCGCGATCGGCGCTGATCTGCCGTTGCCGCTCCATCTCAGCAACCACTGCCTGATAGGTCTGCGCCAGCGCTGCACCCTGGTCGGGGCGATCGGGATCCGGCGGCTGAATCAGGAGCGGCTGGAACCGGCTCTGATCGTCATCGGGGAAGAGCAGCGACGGCATGGCTACTCCATGCTCCGCGCGAGCTCGTCGTGGGCCTTGATCTCGTCGGGCAGTTCGGCATCGGCCTGGAGATGGACGCGGAGCCGGGTGACCGCGAGCACGAGTTGGCGTGCCGCCTCGCGGGTGGCGGCGTCGTCGAGGTAGATCGCCTGGCCGGTGGCGTCCTCCACAATCCGGTCGAGCACGCCCTGCAGCACCTCGTCGTCCTGCAGGCGACGCGCACCAATGGCGGCCTTCATCTGCTCCGAGGTGATCGGCATCAGCGCGCCATGTGTTCCATGAGGGTGGCCAGAAACTGATCGGTCAGCCGCACCCGATCGTCGTCATCCTCGAGGTGCTTGAGCGTCATCTCGGTCATCGCGCCGAGGATGGCCAACATCTTGCTGTCGTCGTCGGTGGCGTAAGAGATCAGCGTCAGCGCCGCCTTGGCGATGCGCAGGCAATGCTCGAAGTCGTCGTCATCTGGTTCGCCGGCGCTATCCAGCGGCATTGGCGCCCCCTGGCGGTGGCATCGGCGGCCCGCCCGCGCCGAACAGCGGCGACAGCATCGCCCTGTTGGCCAGCTGGCCGTATGCCGAGGGCATTCCCTTGCCCACCAGCGCGCCACGCACAGCCGCGGCTGTTGCGGGGTCTACAGAGCCGCCTGGCGGGCCGGCAGGACGTGGCGGCATCGGTGGCGCCATCGGCGGCCGCGGTGCGCCTGGCGGGCCCATAGGGGCCATACCGGGGCGCTGCGGCGGCGGCTGTCCCGTAGCGGGCGGCTGCGGGCTGGTCGGCGGCGGCATATCGCCCAACAGACCGACTGACGGCACGCGCGATGCCATGGCAGCGCGAAATTCGTCGAAACTCGGTGCCGGCGTGCCAAATTGCGCCGCGGCGACCCAGGTGCGGCTCCACGCATCGAGCGCGGCCTTGTCTCGCTCCCGATCGTCCTCCATCACGAGCTTCGCGCGGTCGGTTTGCGCCTTTGCGCGGTCATTTTCGACGTCGGCGGCGGTTTTTTGCTTCTGCACCTCGGCCAACAGCACATCCGTGTTCGGTTGCTGCGGCTGCGGCGGTGGTTGGAAGCCAGGAGGCAATGCTTTGAAGTAGGACGACACGTCCGAGATGCTCACCGTCTCCAACATCCGCGCCAGGGTGTTCCGATACTCGGGAATCCCGACCAATGGGTTGTCCATCCCGCCCATTTGGATAATTTGTTCCTGTTTTCCGGCAATTTGGGCCAACATCGCCAATCTTTCGTGGGGCATGCCCTTGCCGCCCACATTCACCGAGCACTCCCACATCGTTGCGAGTGCTCTTGGGTCGATGCTCAGCCACTGACCCCTGATTCTGATCGTGTTCGGTCTGTCTTGCTGCCTCGCCATCATCCGCAGGAGCCCACTGTAGAGCGGCGCGAGCCCTGTCTCAGCCAGCGTCCGCGCGACCATGTCCAGCCGATCCTGCGATGCTGCTGCCTGCTGGCTCACCGCGATCGGCGCCGTGCTTTGCAGCTCGTCGATGGTCAATCCAGCGGAGGCTTTGGTGATTCCCGTCCTCGACTCTCGTATCCCTTCCAGCACGTCCATCACGGGCAATGCTTCCTTGCCGCTGAAGGGCTTTACCAGTTCCTGAACCGCGCCTTGCTGCGCGACTCTTATGATCGCGCCAATGCTGGTTTGCCGAACGTCGGCCATATTGGCCTGGCCGACCACCATGGTGGTCCTGGGAAACATGCTCTGTCCGAGACTGTCGAGCACAGCGCGCATCACACGCGACTCAATGCGCTGCAGATCCATCACCATGTCGGCCTGGCTCATGCCGATGAGGCTGCCGGGCTCGCGATATGGCACGAAGCACGAGAACGGGATCTCATCGGTGCGTTCCCACTGCACCAGCTTATTGGATTGGCCGAGTAGGTGGACGTGGATGAGCTCGGCCTTGTTATCGCCATCCGTGTCGCAGCGGATCCAGCCTTCGGCGTAACGCACCGCGGCCATCGACCGATCGGTTGGCGGTGCGCCGCGGAGGTTCTGGCCTTGCCCAGCGTTGCGGGCGATTGCCTCGGTGCGTGCTCGCGTCGACAGATCGCTGGTGCCCGCCGCCAGCACAGCATCCTCGGGCAGCCCCATTTCGATCAGGTCGGATGCCGGCACATGCCTGACATGGAACAGCCCGCGCGCGGTCTCCACCGTGTTGGCATCCGCCACGACCCACACACAGTCCGCCGGGACGTGCTCGACGATCGGCCAGGCCTGTGCGGCATTGCGGGTGATCGTGGCAGACCAATACTCAGGCGGCGCGCCCTGTAAATACATCTGTCCATCGGGCGTCTTCATCATCGCCTCTTGCTCCGATTGCAGCATCGGACGCCTGACAATGCGCTGCGCCTCGACCCCTGGCTCGCTTAGTAGGCGCGCCAGCTGCGGCAGCAACAGCCCTTCGCACACTTCGGTGCGGATGTGCGTCTTCTTCCCCCAATACCAGCGGACCCACCCGGCCTTGCGCGTCAACCCGTCGAGTAGCGCGTCGTGGATGATCTGCCAGCCGCGGTTCGCCGTGAATAACGCCCAGCGACAGTAGTCCGTGGCTTGCCTGCTCAGCATCGTGGCGAGCTGGTCGTTGCCTTGGATCTCACTGCTGATGGGCTCAAACGAGCACGGATCCTCGACCGCCGTGAAGAGACGAAGCAGGCTCGGCAATGTCTGGCGGATCGTATCTCTGACCACCGTCATGACCAGCTTGCTGCGGCCTTCCGGTAGGGCGGTCTCCTCCTTGCCGGCGTAATACTCAGACGCCTTGATGCGCTCGCGGCTCAGATAGGTGTCATAATTTTGCGCGATACGGAAATAGTAGCGGGCGATCTCCTCGATCTCCCGATCGGTCTTGCCGAGACGTTCAAAAACGATCTCTTGCTGCCAGGCGGCGCCGGTTGGTTTCACCGAGGGACGCAGGCCTGCAGCGTATGGCCGCAGGCCAGGCGGTAGTCCGTCATCGCTGTTGTCGGGTGGCGTGTCGTCGCGCTTCGGGGGCAACAGGAAGGCGAGCATTTGCTCGGAGCCGAGCTGCATGCCGGTAGGGCGCATGCCCTGCGGGATCAGGCCCGGTATCGGTGGCATGGGCGATGGGCCTTGCGGGCCGCCGTGTGGTCCGCCTGGCGGCGGCATCATTGGTGGCGGCCCTGTGGGAGGCAACATGCCGCTCATTGCAGCGCTCTCGCTTTCAGCCTCTGCAGGATCTCGGTCATGATCTGTTTAATCTCCACCACCAGCGCCTCGATGCGGATAAGGCGTGTCTCGAGCGTCTCGAGCGGAATCGGTGGAAACGGTTGCCTTGGCATCACCACGCCTCCGTTCCGACATACGGGCGCACCTCCTCCAGCCCCTCGATCAGGCAGACCATCGCCTGAGCGTTCTGCTCGCGGGCTTCATCGCGCGCTGTCCGTGGGCCAGTCCGCCTGCTCCGGTTGACGATGACGGCCAGGGCACTATGCAGGTTGAGGAGCGCGCTGCGGATGTCCAGCTCCAACCCGACATCATGAAACTCAGGGGGATCATCCATCACACAAAATCCGCCGCGGCGAACGCCATACGCACCGGCATGTTGTCGTGCAGGCCAGAGGTCATGCCCGAGGCAATGCCGAGACCCTGCTCGGCAAAGGTTAAGTTCAGCGCATCGGCGCTGTCCGGTGATGACAGTCCGCGGGCCCGCATCAGGTTCTTGCTCTCGACCTGAAGCCTGCCGTCCGATAGGAAGGAGTAGCGCGGAGCGACGAGGTCATCCCTGAGCTGATCATCCCTGGGGAGCCTTACGCTCCGCGTCTCGAGCCACTCCCTGCATCTCACCCACAACTCATCGCGTAGCCGCCCATACCTGCCCGTCGTGCTCGGCACCTCGGCGACATTCACACCGAGCACGGGCAGATTTTGCTCATGTAACCTGTCGACCACGCCCGCGCCGATGCCGATAACGTCCACCACGATCAGCGCCGGGCGATCATGCACCGACGCGTCCCACTCGGCCTTCAACGCACCCGCCAGCTGCATGGTATCGAGATTTCGCCAGCGGCGAGGGAACTCGGTGACGACGCTGCCGCGCCGCTTAATGAGCACGCTGGCATCCGAACCAAACCTCGCCACATCGACGCCCCAGATGGCCGGCGCGGTCATATCCAGCGGGACGTCTCTGACCATCGCATCGTCGACCAGGCTGGCGGGGATCACCGTGTCCGCATCGGCGACCGGGAACTCGCCCAGCACCCGCACGCGAAACACGTTGCTGTCGGTGCCGTAGCGGCTTTCGATCTCCTCGCAGTATTCCGCCGACACGCGTTTGCTGTTGGCGCTGGACACCCGCATGCAATGCCAGCGATCGCGCTCCATGGTGAACACACGCCAGAAGAAGCCGGAACTGCGGGTGGGGTTGCCGATCAGCAGCGTGATCGCGCCAGGCGATGACATGCTACCGCCCGCAGCCTCATACACCGGCTCAGGGATGCCCGACGCCTCGTCCGCAACGAGGAGGAGGTGCGTGCTGTGCAGGCCGGCCATGGCCTCCGGCTGATCAGCTCTGCTCGTTCTGGCAGTGATGAAACATTCGGAGTCCGCCTTGAGACGGATGTGATCACTGGTGATGTCCCACAGGCCGCGCCAGCCCATCGGTAACCGCTCGAACCACTTCCGCAGCTCGGGGACTAAGACGTCGAAAAGTTGTGGCGAGCTGGGCGCCGTGATGGCGCATTTGAACGGCGCCCTCGTGTTCGCGAACCAGCAGATCGTCCATGCAGCCAGCGCCGTCTTGCCGACGCCGTGACCGCTACGGATGGCAATTCTGGTGTGTCCCCTGGCAATCGCCCTGAGCGCCTCGAGCTGCCAGGGGTCGGGTTCGCAATGCAAGACTTCCCTAACGAAGGCGATCGGCGCGCGACTGTAGCGGGTGATCGCCGTGTGAAAGGGATTCGGGCTGCTGGCGATCGCCTCAGCCCAATCCGGCGGCAGGGTCTCAGTGTGGCTCATGCCCGGCAGTCACCTGTGTCCACGCCCGCCATGGCTTGGACACAGGCGCCACCGTCTGGCCTCACCGACAGGTTCTTGGCCGTCAGCGGATGGACAAAATGCACGGCATAATTTCGTCCACCGTGCTGCACGACACTGAGCGGCAGCCCCATCGCCGCGGCAGCCTCGGCACGGGTGAGGCCGGCGGCGGCCAGGCTGCGCAGCTGGCGCAGCTCGTGGTTGGTCCAGCAATGGAAGTCTCTGCGCATCGACATCAGAGGCCGATCATGCTGCGGCGAGCCCGAGCGGCAGGTCATCCAGCATCGGGCGGGCACTCACCCGCGCCTCAACACACAGACCGACAACACCCGTGCCAGGGAATAGATCGTCCACCACGTCGCCCCGCTGCACATTCAGTAGATCCAGTATCCAATGCACAACAGGCGGCGGCTTCGCGCCGACCAACCCCTTGCGCAACGTGATCTCGCACGAGAACCAGTCGCGGATGGTGCGCTGCTGCCGCGTCCGTCGCCGGCCACCGACCAGCACCACAGGCTCCCAGGCATACGCCACACCCACGTTCGGCTTGAACACCGCAAACGGCTTCACCCAAGCACAGACGCGGTGCTGCACCGGCAGCATCGGGAACAGTGTGATCAGGCTCGGGGTCGAGGCGGACAACACCCAACCGTCTGGGTATTCGTCGCTCAATCGCCCGATCAGTCGGCGATGCGTCTCGGGGTCGTCCCAGATGCGCGCTTCCGGATGGTCCTTCGCATACCGCGCCCCGCACCCGAGATAGGGCGGATCGGCATAAGCAAACCGCATCGACATCAGCTGTCGCTCTGCAATGACGGCAGCGGCGGCAGCGTGGTGCGACCGGCGCGGATCGGCGCGTCGCGCCGCGGCGCCGGCTCGGGCTTCGGCTCGTGGCGCTGTGCCTGGATGCCGAGGTAGCGGATCTGTCGCTGGATCGAGCCGTAGCTGCGCCCGAGCGCCACCGATATGTCCTGCAGGGATTGCCCGTTCCGCCGCATCCGCCGCAGCATGGCGCGCTCAGCGTCCGTCCAAGGACGCTGTGGGACGTTGAGCATTGGCATGTGCTCCTGGCAGTGCCCCCGCGCGCCTTCGCCTGTTGCGCGGGGGTCCGCCATCTGGCCTGACCTGTGGGAGAGGATCTGGCCATCAGCTGGTTATCGGGGCTTGGCCGCGCGCTGTCGCAGCGCTACACTGCCCGCACCCTAAAAGCATCGATATTCCTTCCTCGCCCCGGCGGTGCCAGACCGTGCGGGGCTTTTCTTTCACCACGACGCGTATTTCAGCGCCGCACTCTTCATCGCCAGATCGGCGCGCTGCTCGGCAGCGGGCGCTGGCGCTTGCTTCCACGCCACAATCAACCCGCCCACCTCGACGCCCAGGATCGGTGGCACCGACACCAGGCACGCGCGGGCGTAACCCTTGGCCGCCAGCGCCTTGGCGTCCTCAAATGAGGCCGCCTCGATGTCGGTGCACACCACCTCGTTGTTCAGGAACTTCACCAACCGCGGCATCGATGACGACACCATCAATGCCTGCTGCGGCCCCGTTGTCGGCACCCACCGATTGCCATCCGCATCGACGCCAATCTTATCGATCAACAGGTTGTCGTTCAGGTCAATCTGAACCAGCATGGCAAAGTCGGCACGGGTGTTGCGCAGTAGCATCGGCGCATCGGCGATAAACCCCGCCTCGTTCAACTCCACACGCTCATTGGCGTTGTGCAGCACCGCATCGGCGATCCGCACCCGCTCGGTCCAGATCAACCACCCCGCGCCACATACGATCGCCGCTATGATAACGACCGCCGCCTTCCATGGGCTCGACGCATACGCCAGCAGCCGATCGAGGATACCGGCTGCCGATAGCTTCTCGGACGCTGGTGGCTCGCTCACCATCAGTCATCCGGCACCGAGGCAATCTCTATGACGTAGTAACGGCTCGCATCATCCACCGCGTCGCCCGCCCCATCCTTCCAGCGGATGGTCCGCTGCGAGACCGGATGGTCGAGCCACTGGTCCCAAACATTGATCCCCGCACCGTGCCGCACCAGGAAGATGGCCGCGTGGCTACTACCGTCCGTCCGGTTCGCGTAGCGCCCCGCGTGGTCGAACGTGGCTATGGCAGTGCCAGCAGGAACCGAGACGCCCGCCACCGCGTCACCTCGCACCCAGAGCGATGTATGGGGCACGTCAGCCGCGGCGCGGACGAATGCGACGCAGTGCCCATTCCCGACCGCCTGGCCGAGATATCGCTCTGGGTGTTTGGCAACGAACGGCATGGTTGCCAGGTTGCCCTAAGCGCCTCCCCTACCGCCGCGGCTGCGGCGTGGGAGGCAGTCCCTGGTCAGGACGCGGCGGCTGTGGCTGTGGCACCGGGCCCGTGCTGGGGTAGTTGGGACCACCAGGCAACCCCTGCGATGGATAGTTAGGCCCACCTGGCAAACCCTGGTCCGGATGGCCAGGATGGCCAGGCAGACCCTGGCTGGGATAGTTCGGCCCGCCAGGCAGCCCGTGCCCAGGATGCAGGCTCGGATCGTAGCTCTTCACGTTCCACCCCTGGCTGGGCCGGTAGACCGCCACAATAATCTTGTTGGCATGCTCACCGTGCGGCGGGCTCGGCAGTTGCCCCACCTCGCCAGGCGGCACCGGCAGACCCTGATCCGGCGTTCCCGGCGCCCCCGGATAGATCGGGTGGCTCGGATGCCCCGGCTCACCAGGATACACCGGACCCTGGCTCGGATAGTTGGGTCCGCCAGGCAGCCCCTGCGACGGATACGGCGGGCGGCCCGGCAGCCCCTGGTCGGGGTATGGGCCTCCTGGCACGCCATACCCAGGATCGACCGGGCGGCCAAAGTGATCGAGGAATTGGATATACGCGAGCGGCATACAACTCTCCTGTGGGTGTGTGAGTCGGCGTTGTGGCGCTGGGGGTTGATGGGGCTTTGGGATCCGTCCCCGAACCGATGAACCGGCGCGCTCGGGGACCACACGCGGTGGAACTACCTCGGGGGGAGGCCCCTGGTTCCGGCTCGGCAGGCGATTAGCTAAGGCGTTGGTGGTGCAGAGGCCAGGCGGGCTTATGAACCGATCATCCGGCCTTCGGTTCGCTACTCGGGGGGCTTCTACGTGGTAGTAGCCACGACGGTGGGCTGTCTAGCGATACCCTTGCTGCCTGCAGCAGCTGCCTGCTGGCCTCGGTCAGCATCGCGTCGCACACGTCCTTGCGGACATACTCCACCGCGTCAGGCTCGGGCGGCTCGAGGATACTCTGAAACCACAGGCCGTCCCGCAACGGGCTAGGCCGCAGCCACACCGTCAGCGGCGCATCACCCCTCACCATATCCTCCCACCACCAAACAGCAACACAATCACCAGGATCAGCAGGATCAGCCCAATGCCACCAAAACCACCGCGACCGTAGTAGCCGCTCGAGTAGCCGTAATAGCCGCCGAAGCCGCCAAACAGCACGAGGATGATGACGACCAACAGGAGTAGGTTCATGGCGTCACCCTCCACTCAGGCAGCGGATCCCGACCAATCCGACGCAGCGCCGGGATAAAACACGCACGCAGCCGCCGGTTCGGACCGCCACCCCCGTATTTGGGACTGACGTATTCCCACAAACGCGCAAAATGCGTGGGGTCAAAGGTTATGCTGCTGGCCTTCGTATCGAAGTGCTCAATGCACCAATTCTCCAGCCGAGGGTATCCGCCAAGAGGACGACGTTTACCGTCAGGCTTCGGCGCCGGCTCCACGTTCCACTTCAGCCAGCGATACTCGTGCAGCCGCAAGGGCACCGTGATCGCCAAGGGCGTCGGGGGGTGGCGATTAGGACGTCGCATCACGGTTCATGGCTCGGCCACCGCTCAGCAAAACGCTCCAGCACAAACGTCAATGCAGCGCGACGCACAGGGCCCAAGTGTTGGCACAACTCGCGCTCAATCTCACGCAACGCCTCGTCGATCTCGATCGCACGACGGTCGGATAACGTCGGGGCACGCACATACACGAACCGCATGGGCGATGCAGCCGAGGGGTTCACTCGCTCAGCGCCGATCGCAACGACGGGCCCGCGGTCGCCTTCAGCAGCGCATTGATGCCGTCGAGCTGCTCAGCATCATACAGCATGTTCACCAGCGTGTGCTCTGCAGTGAGCAACTGCGCACGCAATGGCGATACGATGGAGTCAGGCACCAACGGGAACAGCACGTTGCTCTGCACCCATAGCCGGAACTCGTTGATGCGATAGAGGCACTCCGCAGCATGCTCAGTGCTGGTTCGCGACATATCGCCTCCGTGTATGCAAAAAATTTGTGGTGGGTGTGGTTACGACCACCCTGGCCGCCCCGCCTCGAAGGGGGGCGTCCACCCCCGTTACCTATACCGATCGTTCCGTCACCAGCGGGTCAGCCACACCACCCCGAGCACACCGAAGACGACCACTGCCATGGTGCCGACATCAGCCCAGCTGCTCATCGATGGTGTCCGATTAGGCCTTGCCCCAGCAGGACGTCCGATCGGCGCTCAGCGACCACGGTAGACTGCGGGTTTGCGGGTAGTGATTGGTGCATCATGAGCGCGTCCTAGATCCTAACGGGACACGCGATACCCTGAGCAGGTGATAGGCAATACCCTCGCAAATGGCGGATCTCTGCGGATTTCTAGGCATTGATACCCTATAGGGTATCAGCAGGGTATCGCTATTCGGTCGGTATCGAGCCGTCGATCGTCAGCGGCGGGCGCGGCTGATCGTGCGCTCCAGCGTCTGGCGGCAGCCTCTGCTGCGCCGCGACCAGCTGCGCAGCCACGAGGTGAAGATGGTAAGTCGAGCCACCTTCGGGCAGCGCCTCCTTCGGCAGGATGCGACCGAGCAGCGATAGGAAGGCGCTCGGGTTCTCCTCGGCCTGGCGCGCGAGATACATCACGCCACCGACACGATTGAGCGCCTTCACGATCATCTCGCGCACGTCACGATTGATCTCGTTCGGCGATCCTGGCGGACGTCCGCGCTGCCTTGGAGGTAGTCTGACAGTCGATACTGTTTCAATAGTGAGCAATGGTCAGCGCCTAAACTGTTGGTCCTGCGCCATTCCCGTTGGAGCCGGCATTCCTCTACCGCGTTGCCTCCCGCTCCTTGCGCGACATCTGATTGCGTTTCACGCCCTTAGCTGTGGGCTTCACAGTCCCTTGCTTTAGGCTCCCAGACTTCTGCAACGCGGCGACAGCGATTGGATATGCGCTGCTCTTCTTCACACCGCGCGATATTATGCGATCAACAGCCTTGTCGAGCAAACCGCTAGGCATGATCAGCTCTCCATTGCGTGCTTTCTGAGCCAAGCTTCCCGTCGCCTGGCATGATTGGCGCGGATCATGATGGCGCGTGGCGAGAGGGTCATCGTGGGTTTAGCTGTGGTGAGATGCTGTGCGCGGAAGCTTTCGCGGAGCACGCGTCGGTGACGCTTCGACGAGGGTAGCTTGTCCGTGTATCCGACTCCGCGTCCTCTCGGTGTGGCGCTGACATTGAACGAGCTGGCCTGTCCGTAGGGCATCACCCACCATCCCTTGGCTCGATGCAGTCGAGGTCCAGCGCTACCTCGCGGAGCTCGCCCAGGAACATGATGCTGACCAGCGCCATATCCTGCCCCACCGACAGGATCACGGCTGGCATCTGCCGGAACACCCCTATGCGAGGCCTGCAAGGCACCCCTGGCGCCGCCCAGCTGTTTTTGGGTGGACGAGTAGCGGCCAGCGCCTCAGAGGCCTGTAGCGCGCTCCTGACGGCCTCCACGGCCCCACTGCGTGCATACACGATGCGATTACCGCATCGAAGCACTGAACTGACGCCTGGTGTGTCACGGATCGGTCCCCACGAGGTGGCTGGATCGTGTTGGACGAAGACGTAGCCGGTGAAGGCTGGGACGGTGACGCGATGCACCATCGTGGCGACTGCGCGATCGGGGCGGTGCAGCGAGACCAGGGGCAGGTATGTGCGATATCCCGAGCGCTCGAGGTTGGCCTGTGCCCATCGTTCCGCCTGTGTGTGTGTCCGCACGCAGGTCCAGCGGTAGCCTGGCACGCAGTAGCACTGGTGGTGGTTGCCCTGCCCCAGCTCCGCTGCGGGTTGTAGGATCGCATCTCCTGGCTGGTCAAGCATCGGGTGGCTCGATCACCGGGCCGCGGCGGACTTCGGCGTGGATGGGTGTGGCGGCGGCGCGCAGTGGCACGACGGTCGCTGCCTGGTCGTCGCTGTCCTCGAGCCACTGTGGTGGCAACAGACCGAGGTGGTGCGGCGCATGGTTGCGCAGCGCCGTGGCGAGGAAGTGCCCGAGCAGCGGCGGGAAGGCCGCGGCTTCGACGTTGCGGATCTTACGCCTGACCTCGATCGCATCGATGGCTTCCCAGGAGGCTTTGCCGGCGTCCAGCAGGCTGAGGCGGCTGGCTATGCGCCTGGCGCGTGCGTCGTTGGCCACGAGCCATCGGAACCCGCCGATGCGCCGCTCGTGCATGCGCCTGAGCCGTCGCTCGAGGAGGTGTTGCTCCATGCCCGCATCGGCGTTGCGGAGCCATGCCGTGGCCCACGCGACGTCCTCCTCGTGTGGCGTGACGGTGCGTGGCTCGGTCATGGCCCGCCCCTGGCGGCGCTGGCGGTGGCGAGCGCCTGGCGTGCTGCCTTGATCGCCTCTGGCGTGGCGTAGATTGGCTTGGGCCTGGGGATGGCGAGGGCGAGGGCTCGAGCGGCTGGTGCGCCATCGTCGAGCCACTCAGCGAAAGGGTCGGGGGGTGCGCCTGGCTTGCGCAGGCCTTGGGTGGGGGCGCTTCCATCGCCAGCCCCGAGCACAGGGGCTTTGGCCGGGGCGCCACCGAGGGCACCACCGATGGTTGTGCCGCGTTTCGGCAGCCCCTCGTCGTCCTTGGGCTCCGGAGCGCGAGCGGAGGAGGGAGCGCCCGCAGGGTGCGAGCGACCGACGACGGGAGCGGCGTGCGGGGCTTCAGCCTCGCGCGCGAAGTTCCCTTTTAAGTTCTCTTCTAAGTTTGGGTGAACTGTGTTCACCACCTGGCGTGCATCCTGTTCACCATCAGCGTGCATCCTGTTCACCACCGATGGTGCATCCTGTTCACCATCAGTGGTGGCTAATGGTGAACTGTGTTCACCACCTTCAGGCTCGATCGGCACGCACATAGCCAGCGCCTTGGCCTCTAGGCTGGTATAGGATGGTGAACTGTGTTCACCATTAGGAAGGGATGGTGAACTGTGTTCACTATGTGGTGGTGAACTGTGTTCACCATTAGCCGCACAGCTTGGGCTGTTGATGCGGTAGACGTTCACCTTGGGGTTGTGCTTGCCGACCGCCTTGGCAAGGATCGCGTCGCGCTCGCCGTTGGCCAGGATGCTGATCTGCCCGCCGGCACAGAGCGCCAGCGTGCCCTTAATCACGCCACGCCTGGTCAGCTCGCAATCGTCTGCGGTCTTGCCATACGACGGAAAGCACACCAGCTCGCCGTTTGCTCTGGCACAGTAATAGAACAACAGCAGCCGCGTTGTCGGCGTGAGGCCGCGCTGGCCGATGATCCACTTTAATTGCGTCGCGTTCATGAGCGCACAGCTCCGTTGACGCGGCGCTGGAGGCTGTGCAAGATGGGCACGTTCAGGCGCCCACAAGGCACGCACACCCCAAGCAGCCGCTTGGTTACGCTACAGTTCCAGCCCCGTTCCCGCGGGGCTGTTCTGTTTTGTGGCAGATCGACTCGCGTCGCGGCAATGCTCATGCGTCAACCCACCTTCGCCTGCTGTTGGCGTCCGTAGCCGTCCAGCGCCAGCCGCATCTCACCCATCCGCCGCTCCAGGATCGCCAACTGTTCGGCAACAACCCGGTGCAGTTCGTCCATCTGCGCACGCAGCGCCGCAATCGCCGGGTCGACCAGGATCTTGCCGTAGGCCGCCTCGCGGATCTTGGTCACCTCGCCCCACGGCACGCCGACCATTGAGCCGATCGCCTGATCGCTCATCGGCGCGCCGTCATCCGACACGAGATAGCAACCCTCCTTGTCGTCGAAATGCTTGTCCAACAGGCTGCGGATCTGCATCCGCTGCGCCTGCGTCAACTCGCGCGGCATGGTAATCTCCCTGGAAGGCGGCAATCTCTGCAGTCCCTTTTCGTAGTCCTCCCTCGGCGTCGGCATTGGTTCCACATGCCCCTCGATGATCGGCGGCTCGCTGGCCTCAAGTGCTGGTAGCACCACGCCATCCAGCTCGATCTCGCGCCGTGTGCGAAACGCCGGCGTCTTGCGACAGTCTGGGCAATACACCCGGTTGATGGCGGATCCATCGGTGTCCCAACCGCGCTTGCGCGCCTGCGAACCAAAGAATGCGCCGTGCTTCCTGCCTGGATCGTTGTTGGCCAACTCGAGCTCGTGGGAACAGGACACACAGGTGAACCGCACCACAGCACGGCTGCTGTTGCCGACGCTGACGATAGCATTTGTGTATGCCCGCGGTGTGCCTGACGCCATGTCATGCATCCACCTTGGCTGGTCTTACCGAGCCGTCGATGTCATCGAGATTGATCGCCACCATCTTGACGATCTCCTGCATCGCCTTTGTCCTGTCTGCTTTTGAGAACATCCATAGGGCTTCAGCCACCAACCGCGTCAGCACATTGATCCTGTCGTGAATGTCTGCGTTACGCTCACAGAGCAGATGCGAGATGTCGTCACGGATGTTGTGCAGTTTTTGTTTGTCCCTCATGCGCCAACCTCCGACCGGCGCTCAGACAGCGGCTTGGCCTCAAGTGATCGCTTGTCGCGCAGATAGTCGAACACCGACGGTGGTGCGGCAGGATAGTCCTGCGGCACCGGCAATCCGTTCGGCATTTCAAGGACACGGTGGCCCAGCAGGTTGGGTTTCATGTAGACTGGCACACCAGCTTCGCGTGCCTGCGCCAGCAGATCCACGATCCACGCCATCGGCGGCTTCCACTCTGGCGTGCGCGATGAGACCGAGGCACCACCGATCACAATCCATTGGAACAGGTCGAGCCGTGAGAATCGCAGGTTTTCCAGCATCGGCTCGATCGACAGCCAGCGCACCGAGGCATTGATGTCGGCGAACGCCGCCTCGGCATTTCGCACGCGCGCCTGCAGGTCAACGGTGGTGCCGGCCCACATATTCGCCGGCAACTCAAACTCGGCCATCCGTTTCGGGAATTTCGTCAGTGTCAGGAACGTCCACCATGGTGCGTCGCCGATCGCGGTCAGCACCGCGTGGATCCATTCAACCGGCACCCAACGCCCCCACCAGTCGGACATCGAGCCACAGAACACGTTGCGCTCACGCTGGTCATGCGCAGCGCCCCTCGGCGGGCGCATGTTGTTCGGCGTGTTGAGATGCACCGGCTTGAAGGCTGGCGCGAAGCCGTGCGGGAAGGCGCGCGCGGTGTTGCCAAGCGTGGCGATGTCGCGGGCATAGCAATACGGGCAGTCGTGCAGGCAGCCGGTGATCGGGTTCCATGAATACTTGGCCCACTCGATGCCGGGACCGGACTGCAGGTTGAAGGTGCCGGTCGCCGGCAGCCGCTGTGGGTCGAGCAGGATGCGCTTGGTCGCGTCATCGAGGCCGCCCCACTGATCGAGCGAGACGATGGCGAACAGCGACACCGCACGCCCCTGCGCGCTGGCTGGGTCTTCCAGTTCGGCGAGCAGTGGTCGCAACACCTGCTGCAGCTGAGATGGTGACGCCACGTTGTGGCCCTCCAGCACCATGTCCACCGTGCCTGGCAACAGTGTGTCGGGATGCACGTCAGTGTCGCCTAGCACATCGACGTAATGCTGGAACATCGCCAGCATTTCGCGCACGTCGTCCAGCGGCATCTTGCCCTCGACCACCCGCTCGGCGATGCGGTCCCAGGCGAAGGCCCAGCGCTGCTCGGGGGCGTCCTTGAGTTGCCGGTCACGCACCAGGTCGCGCATCTTATCCCCAGTCAGGCCATCGCCGCGCGTCGCCTTGGCGATTAGCACTGGCCAAAACCACCGTTTGGCAGGGTGTATGTGAACGAGGCACCAGAAGGGGATCTGACTGTGATCGAGATCGATCACCTCAGCGACCCTGGCGGCCTCGACCTCGTGTTGCACGGACGTTCGTGGCCGCCTGACGCTCGTGGCATATGCTGACACGGTCATACCGCTGCGCAGCGCATGCAGTCCACGCTCCAGCGGCGACAGCTCGCCCTGTGTGTTGGCGAGCACGAGTTGCATGTAGGCCTGTTCGTCGGTCATCTCGCGTGGCCAGGCCCAGATCGTCGTCAATCCACTGAGCAGCGCTGCCTTCACCCGGTTGTGGCCAGACACGATCTGGAACCCCTCGCCGAGCGGTCGGACCATAATGGCGTGCGCCGCGTCGAAGCCGTGTTCGCGGATCAGCGCGGTGAGCTGTTCGATCACCTCCGTTCGCTCGACCAGGCGTGGATTGCCAGGGTGTGGTGTTAGGCTGGCAAGTGGAATGAGTTGCGGTCGTTCGCTCACGCTGCCCCCCTCTGCCTGGTGGGCAATGGCAACGCCAGCTGTGGCTCGCGCCGTGCGCGTGGTGCCTCGAGGTCCAGGTCGCCCTGCCGCCCGCCCGCCACGATGTTCATGATGGAGCGACCTTCGGGGCTGTCCCAATGGACTAACCCAAGCCGCCTGTGGTCTCCGGTGATGACGTTGCGTCCGATCGCCAGCCAGAACCGGTCTCGGCCACCGAAGTGCTGGCGGCTCACCAGCCAGTGGCTGCGGTTGAGCAGGCTGCGGATCTGGTCGGGTGAGAGCAGCGCATCAAAGCCGCCATTCGTGGCATGCGCCGCCATTGCATAGAACCGATAGTTGACGTTGAGGATAATGTCGATTTTGGGAAACAGGCGAGCGAACGCAATGATCTCTTCGACCGGCACGCCGTTGCCGTTCTTGGCGCGGTAGAACCAGGCGTTGGGATCACACAGCAGGCTGCCGAGGGCATGCTCAGGCCGGTCGCGCCGGCAGATCTGTTCGGCGAACCGGCTGATCACCGAGCGGTTGTCTTCGCAGAACAGCGAGATGCCGGGCTGTGGCAGATGGCCATACCGCACCAACCAACGCTCCATCTGTTCGACTGAGGCCTGGTTGATGTCACAGAACCAGGCATAGAGCGGCATCGCTGTCAGCTTGCGCTGCGCCAGTTCGCAGAACACCACGGGCGAGCCCGGGCATCCGGCGATCTCGTTCCAACCAGAGCCGGCGTTGAGGTCGAGGTGGAAATATGGTTTTGCCTGTCGCCAGGCATGGCGTCTGGCGAGACCGTTCGCGATGGTCATGCCGATCGTCTCGGCGGAACCGATCTTGCGCTCTTTATCGAGCGTGCCGCCCCCTTGCCCCTGGATCATACGTCCCCCTGTTTATCGCACCACACCGTTCGCCAGGCCGGCCACGATCGCCGCGGTCATGATCGTCGCCAGCGCCCATGCCACTGCCACCAGCGCCAGGCCCCACACCGCGTCGCGCGGCAGCCGGCGCCTCATGGCGTCAGCCTCCGCGCATCCTTCGGGACCGTGGGCAGCGCCGGATCGGGGAATCGCGAACGGCGGCGGGCGCTCCGCGGCTCTGGCGTCGGTGTCACGCACACGGTCATGCCAGCGTGCCGCTGGATGCGCGCCTCGCGGTTGGCCTCCTCGATGGTGGCGAAGTCGCGCACCTGCAGCTCGGGGCGCGGCTGCGCGAGATCGGCAGTGCGCCAGCCGCGGTAATCTTGATAGCTGACGCGCCAGAGGCTCATCTCGGCGCAGCCCACGTCTTGCCGGTTCGGATGTCGGAGATCGCGTTCGGTCGCACACCAAACCTGCGAGCCAATGCCCGCCCACTTCCCCGAATATGGGCGGTCGCCAAGACCTCGGAGACCTGTTGCTGTGTTAGCTTGCGTCGCCCACAGAGCGCGCCGCCCAGTCTGGCCTGACGCCCGCGGCTTTGTTTGTCGGCCATGTTGTCGCTGTGAGTGCCAGGCAGCACATGGTCGGGATTGACGCACCAGGGCACGTCGCACGTGTGCCTGGCCATAAGAGCACCGAGCGGCCCGTGTCTTTCCTCGCAGACCGCTCGATGCACGAGGATGTCCCAGCGCTTGAAATCCTGGCTGCGGCGGATGATCGGGTATCCGTGCTTGATCGCCCCCAACCAGAGCCAGCAGCCACTGTTCGGCTCCGGAATCGAGCCATTAAATGCCGCAGTTGCGAAGTCCTTTGCCGCCGAGCGGCCAGACTTGGGCACCAGCCCGGTGTGGTCTGTTGGCCTACTCATGCCGCGAACTTCCGCATCGGGATGTCCCAGCCACGCAGAGCGGCCAGCACCTCGTCGACCGACCGACACACCGTGATCGTCATCCCGGCGCGTTCCAACCTAGGGAACACGTCCTCCTGACCGATCACCTCACGCCAGGATCCGCGTCGGGTGCGGACCAGCCGGGTCTTCGACAGCCCAGCGCCCACCCGCTTCAGCTCGATGCCGTAGACCCATTCGTGCAGCACAAGGAAATCCGGCCAGCCAGGCTGCAACCCGAAACGCACGAGCTTCGCGGCCCATTGCGCTGGCAACGGGATGTTGCCGGCGGGGAAGCATGTCCACTCTGCCGGCGGCAGCACGAGGCGCTGCAGCGCCTTGGCCACGGCCTGGTGGATGTCGTCCTCGGGCGTGACGACGCGGGTCAGACGCAGCTTGGCTGGCGGGCGGGCGCCGAACAGGTCAGCGGTGACCGGCATCACTTGCGCGGCGCCGGGTAGGGCTTGGGCGACGTGCGCTGCAGATCCTCGGGCTTCATCCCGGCGAGGCGCGCGATATCCACCCAATAGCGCGGCGGGATGCCCCTATCGCGCTTGTTCCAGCTTTTCACGGTCTCGACGTCCACGCCGAGGTGTTCGGCCAGCGCCACGTATCCCCCGAGATCCCGAATAATCGCCCGATGCCGGGACATGACGGATATGTTGCTGGGCCATTGACCCTGGCGTCAAGCCTGACGCCCACCTCTACAGAATGTAACCTGCAGATGGTGGAATGAAGGGGCTAAAAGCCCCATAGTTGTGCCGGGACAGATTCGCGACAGCACATGCAGGGAACAGTTCGCACACCGGGAGATTCCCTGGAAAAGCGCAGGGCAAGGGGCCGGCGTATTCGTTGGGCCAGGGAATGGTATGAGACTAGCCGGATGGAGTTCTCGCGCCAAATAGGCGTCGATATGACCACAATGCGGAACATCGAAACCGGTCGGTCCAACCCAGGCATCGAGTTAGCGTTCCGTATCTTCCACAGCCTGCACATCAGTCTGGACTACGTAGTCGCCGGGCGGCTCGTTGGAATGCCCGCCGACCTGACGGAGGGCCTGCTGATGGCTCACCCAGAGTTGGCGCCACCCGGGTCATCGGCCTATAGAACCCCCATATCTGACACTCTTCACATTGATCTCCACACCAACATATGCGGGTCTTCGACAGTGATTGGTGCCAGCTGATAGGGACATCTCGCCCCATTCCGGATTGACTATCAGGGTCATTGATCCCTACCTTCTTGTCATGGATCGGCACTGGCAGCGTCCTGATTGCGTTCCTAGAAGGCATCACGTCGGCACGCCTGGCGCGGCTAGGGTAACCCAACCAAACCCTCCGCCAAGGCAGATTCTCGGGCACCTCGAGTCTTTGCGATATGTCAAAAGCACCGCGCGCATCGATACGGCGCTGGCCCGCGAGGGCGCTGGTGTGGTCGATCGGATGGTCCGTGAATGGCACCGCCGAGGCGCCGCATGAGCGACGATGTTCTTAATGCCGCGCTGGTGTTGCGCCGCCGGCTGGAGCTGCGGCGGGATCACCTGAGAAAACACCTGCGGGATCTCGAACTGGACGCGGTGCTGGTGCGCGGCAGGAGCGATGAGGTGCTGGAGCAGCTGGCAGCGCTCGACGAGCTGCTGGACGACAGCCCGCGGCGCGCAAAGCAGCGCAAGATCACGGTGATCAATCTGCCGCAGCGGCAGGACAACGATCCGGACAGCGCTGCGTGACGATCAGCCCGCGGCGCATCGAAGCGGCCATGTCGGAGGCGATGCAGCTACTTGCCGAGCTGCCCGATGATGACGATCGCCTGCGCCACGACAGCCTGGAAGGCGAGACCAGATTCTTTGCAGTGCTCGATGATCTGGCCGAGCAGGCGCTTTCCGACGCGCGCCTGGTGGAGCTGGCCAGAGAGCGCATCAAACGCCTCGAGGCGCGCGCTGATCGGCATCGCGAGATCCTGCGGCGGATGCTCGAGGTAGCCGATCTGAACAAAGCGGAGCGACCGCTCTACACCGCATCCTACAGCTATCAACGCAAGGCGATCGTCACCGACCTGGCGGCGCTACCGCGCGCGTTCCTGCGTGAGGCGGCGGACATGCGGCTGCTCCAGCGCGCGCTGAAGGACGGGCCGGTGGAAGGTGCCGAGCTGTCAAATCCGTATCCGGTTTTAACCTTGAGGACCGCATGAGCGAAGTCACCACCGTGTCGCAGGGCGGGATTGATCCGTGGGTCGGGTTCATGGAGCGCGCCATGCGCGACCCGAACTTCGACACCAACAAGCTGGCAGCCCTGCTCGAGATGCGTCACAGGGAGATGGAGCAGCAGCGCATCGAGCGGGCCGAGCAGAGAAAGCGGGTCTTCTCCGAGGCGCTGACTGCGTTTCAGGGCGAGGTGGATCCGATCGTTAGAGACGCGATCAATCCATTCCTCAAAAACAAATACGCCACGCTCCAGAAAACGGTCGAGACGGCGCAGCCCTACATGAAAAAACACGGGCTGAACGTGCGCTATGTCAGCGCGGATGCGCCGCCTGGCTGGCTTAAGATGGGCATCATCCTCGGCCACGATTGCGGCTACGAGGACGAGCCGTTCTGGATGTCGGTGGGCGTTACCGACAGCGGCTCCAAGGGCGGCAAGTTACCGATGACACCAGCGCAGGCGGTCGCTGCCACGATGACGTATCTCAGGCGGCAGATCTACACCAATGCGCTCAATCTCGTGGCCGGCGAGATCGAGCCGGATGACGACGGCGAGGCGCTGCGCGGCGTCCAAGGTCAGCACAGGCCAACCGATCCACCACCGCGCCAGCCGCTGCCGATACCGCAGACCGACGAGGAATGGAGCGCTTGGTTGGTCAAGCTACGCGGCGCCTGCGCGATCATCTATCGGCGCGAGGAGCTGGTGCAGCTCGCCGGCACGAATAGGATCAAGACCGTGATCGCCGCGAGCCCGACATGGGCGCACGATGAGATCGACCACATCCTGGCGGAAAACTTTGAGCGGCTGAAGGAAAAGCCCGAGGAGCCCGAAGAGCCAGACGGCAAGGCGGGGGACGGGCTGCCGCCCATCGCGGGCGAGGATAAGGTGATGGCAGGATGAAGGGCGGGTGATCGTGCGCGCGGGGCGTTCCGAGTCTGCCAAATGATGTGGGAGGCACGTCATGTGGCTATCAGCAAAAGTAATCGCCGACGTCGGACGCGTCGCGCGGGTGCGTTACATCGGCGTCATTGAGACGCAGGCCTGGAACGAGCACCGGAAGGATGGCGAGCTGAGGCTCCTCACCGGATGGGAATGGATCGCGCGCGACGGGTCGCGCTTCCAGGGTGGCTTCAAGACCCAGACGGTAGCCTACCGGGACGCCTGGTATGCGCTCGTGGCGCAGGCTGAGCAGCCGCGTGTGACGCGGTTACGCGTCGTCACTTCGCGCAGGGTGGCGTGATGCCGACCGGCAAGCCCACGCCCGCCACGCGCGAGCAGGTTGCCCGCAACGGGCATGTCGCGGCGGCGCTACGAGCGGTCCTGAAGCAGCGCGGCTGGAAAGTCGCCGATCTCAACGAGGTGATCGGGCGGGACAGCCACTACACCCCGCCGCATGTGTGGCTCGCCGCCAAGGGCGCGCCTGGTCCGCAGCTGCGCCAGGTTCTCTCCAAGGCGCTCGGCATCCCCGTGGAGCAGCTGACGCCGCGCCGGGCAGGGGATCCGCCTATCACCACCGTCACCACTGCCCAGCCCCTGGCGCTGACCGGGCCGGCGGCGCCTGCCCCGCGCCCTGTGCTGGTG